CGCTGCACGTGGGTTAAAGTCCACAGGTGGCAAGCTTGACTATAGCAAAATGAGCGTAAGAGATGAGCTAGCGGCTAGACTTAAACAATAATTAACAAAGGTTAATACTATGACTTCTCCAAATCTCTCGGAGATTGTTTCAACCACACTACGGAATCGCTCTGGCGAGTTTGCAGATAACGTGACTAAGAAAAACGCGTTACTTGCTAAGCTAGACGAAAAAGGCGCAATCGTGCGCCATTCTGGTGGTCGTACAATCGTAAAAGAACTTGATTATGCTGAAAACGGCACGTTCAAGTACTACTCAGGCTATGAATCTCTAGACGTATCTTCACAGGAAGTCCTTTCTGCTGCTGAATACAACTGGAGACAAGCGGCTGTTGCTGTAACTATCTCAGGTCTTGAGAAACGCCAAAATGGTGGTTCTTCTGGCGTAATTGATTTGTTATCTTCACGCATTAACAACGCTATGCGTACTATGGGTAACAAAGTATCGGAGGGTATCTATTCTGATGGTACTGGTACTAGTGGCAAGCAGATTGATGGTCTTAAGTCACTTGTGGCTGATGACCCTACTTCTGGTGTTGTTGGCGGCATTGATGCTGCGACTTACAGCTTCTGGCGCAACTATGCAAGCTCTGCTGCTACCTCAGCTGGTAACATCACGGCTCGCATGAACCTAGCCTACAACACCATCACTCGTGGAGCCGACCAGCCGGATATTATCCCTGCTGATTCAACCATGTTTGGTTTCTATGAAGCGTCACTACAAGACAAAATGCGCTTCTCTGATACTAAGATGGCTGATGCTGGGTTCTTGTCATATCGCTTTAAGGGCGCTGACGTAGTTCTAGATGATGCCGTGGGTATCTCAACGACTCATAACCGCATGTACTTCCTAAACACCGATTACATTACTTTCGATGTTCATGAAGATGCTTATATGACTCCACTTGATGGTATTCGTCCTGTTAACCAAGACGCTGAAGTGTTCCCGATTATTCTGCAAGGCAATATGACCTGTAGTAATCGTGAGCAGCAAGCCGTTCTTACAGCTTAGGGAAAATAGTATGTCTTATATTATAGGTATGAACCTAACCGACATTGATGCAACTGCTGAGTTTACTCTAGGTGGCATTGGTCAAACTGATGATGGCAAGCTTTACAAGTACGTCCAATACGAAGCAGCAACCGCTGCTGTAGCGGGTGTAGCTGGTGAAGTAGCCTATTACGCAACTGTAGCTGTTGGCGATGCTACTGCAACTATTGTTACTTCTGATTTATCAGACAGTAACGCTGTAGGCGCAGGCGTATTGCAAGCAGCTTTAACTGACGGCACTTTCGGCTGGGTACAAGTAGCAGGTGTTGCGACACTTACTATCGCCCTAACCGCAGGTGGTGATGGTGACGCACTTACACCAACTGGTGCTGGTGACGGAACGCTAGATGTTAATATCGCAACCGCTGCAAACACTGATGTTTGTGCGCGCGCTGTAGATGCATCAGCAAATATCATCTTGTGTGCTTTCACACATTAGATTACTATCGGGGAGGGGCGTAAAAACCTCTCCCCACTTTTTTCTAGGGGCAACTAGTGAATTTGAATACGGGCAAAGACCAAGTTATAAAGAATATTATGTCATCAAGCCGTGGTGAAACACCTTGGCTAGATATGTCTATGCATTCTTTCATCGGCACACGTGTCGCTATAGTTGGCGGCTCACCAAGCCTTAAAGATATGCTGGATGACTTAGGTCATTTTGATGGCATAATCATCGCCACCAACGGGGCATACGATTATCTTGTAGATAGCGGTATACATCCTGACGTGTTTTTTCAGTTAGACGCTAGAAAGTGCAACCAATTCGCAAAGAATTGTCTTAGCACTTGCTCGTATATACTTGCCAGCCAATGCCACAAAGACTCGTTTGATAGCATTGACCCAGACTACCTTGTGCATGTAGAGGTGGATGACTTCCCCGCTAAGAAGGTCAAGCAGATAGCTAAGAACAAAGATATAGAGAACTACACCACAATAGTTGGTAGAGGTACTGTAGGCATGACCGCTATAGCTTTAGCGCATACAATGGGGTTTCGTGAGTTCCACCTATATGGAATGGATAGTTCTTTTAGCGAAGACCACCATGCTTATGAGCAATCACAAAATGACAACGATACAGTAATCACACATGAATTGTGTGGAATAGAATATAAAACAACACCAGAGCTATGTAATCAGCTTTGGCACTTTCAGAATCTGCTACCGCTTTTGGCGGATTCAACTATAGTTATGAAAAGCGAAGGTTTAATCAAAGGGGCATACAATGAGTTTGAAACAAGAAGTAAATAAGATTCTAGGCGATATCGAGAACCCAAACGGCGCGGGGATTCCTGTCGTATTCTATGACAAGTCCTGCTACATGGAAGATGCGAGCAAAGAAAACGGCAAGCCAACTTATGAAACACGCCTATACGTGCGTAAACATAAAGACAGTTTAAGCATTTATGATTGTGTCGCGCGTGATGAAGACATCAAGCAGTCACCGAAGCAATATGAAATCTATCTAAAAACAAACGAAGCTAAGTCTAGCGGCATTCCTATAGGTATGCTTCCGGCCATTACACCTTCACAAGTGTCTACCTGTGAAGCCTGTAGGGTATTTACAATTGAACAATTGTCATTAGCTGATGATATTGTTATAATGGACATCGGTGATAAAACGTTGCGTGACCGCGCTACCGCTTATTTGAATGGCGAGTCTGAAAAAGACGTTGAGATTGCTAAGCTAAAAAAGTTGCTAGAGGGTAAAGATGACAATTCTAACGATAGTGCAGGATGTAGCGAACGAGAGTCAACTGTTCGAGCCACCAACAAGCCTAGTAGCAAACCAAAACAAGGAAGCAAAACAATCCTTAAGCTTCCTGAAAACAGTTAGTGAAGAACTGCTGCGAATGCACGCCTGGGAAGATTTAACCCGTGAGCAAACGTTTGTTACTGATGGTACTGGCTCTTATGCTATTTCTACTATCGTTACAGATAATGACTATGACCGCCCGTACAATGGGACTGAGTGGGACAGAAGCAACCAGAAGATGGTTCAATTTGTAACGCCGCAAGAATGGCAAGACCTTAAAAGCGGTATCGTCACGAATACTGGTATCTATCGCTTTGCGCGTGTTAGGGGTGGCAATATGCTAATGACCCCTGACGCAAGCGGTGATACGGTAGCTTTTGAATATGTGTCAAACTTCTATGCTAAATCTAGCGGAGGCACAAGAAAGGCTACTTACAGTGATGATTCAGATACATCTGCCTATCCCGAAGATTTACTTAAGCTTGGTCTTAAATACTACCTTAAAACAGAATATGGCCTGCCGGCCACTGAGGACTCTTTTCGCTACTATGATACGATTGATTCTCTAATGGCTCAGGATGCCCCCGCCAAAATAATACGCCCTAAGCGCCAAACAAGCAGATTCATTGTAAATATTCCAGATAGCGGTGCTGGTCAATGAGGCCAATCCCTCGCATACCTCGCAGAGGGCGCGCTAAGGCCGCAGTTTCTACATCCCAGTCAATTGACGTTCCTGCGCCTATTGGCGGCTTAAACACGCGTGACAGCCTGTCTTTAATGCCTATCACAGACGCGATTAAAATGGTTAACTGGGTTCCGCAGCCTACCGGACTATCTGCAAGGCGTGGCTATGTTCCTATTACCGCTTCTTACGGCAATCCAGTAGAAACAACGATACCCTACGTTAATGGCACAACTAAAATACTCATAACAGCCGCAGGAGCTAATATATATACAGATGATGTAGACGGTACTAAAACATCAATCGGCTCCGGCTTCACAAATAACAAGTGGTTTTCTGCTAAGATTGCTAACAATATGGTGCTGGTTAACGGTCAGGATGACCCTCGTAATTTTGATGGCTCGTCACTTAGCACACCGTCTATCACTGGCGATTTAGCCACTTATGGCGAAGAAAAAATGAACGGCATAGCCAAGCATAAAAGCCGCTTGTTT